ATATCAATCTCAGGCTTATCATATCCGTCCTGACGCTCAAAGCGCAAGATATACTCGTCCCTTTCCGGGTTGCGTGGTAAATCGGTAGCGGGGTCAAGGTCAAAGTAAGCCACAGGCGTGCGCCCTGTAGATGTATCATAGGTGTCCATTAACACCTCATACAAGCTAAGCCCGTTAAAGGTCGTATCAGCGAACGGTATGCCCTGCAAGAAAGCTTTGTCTTCTGCCGATATGGCAATCCTGTTAAACCAGCTTATATTGCTCTTAGGGTCGTAGCCTGATGCGTAATTATCGCAATTGGCAGGGGTAAGCTTCAACCAACGCTCCAAGGCGGTTAAATGATTATAAGCCGCTTGGGTGTAAGAGACTGTAGTGCCCGCTTCAGGGTCATAGACCTCTATATTCGTTTGATTAGTATAGCTTAAGGTTTCGCCGATTATGCCGTTAAACCGCTCTATCGGCTCCATTAGGTCAAGAGACACATTCCACCAATTCTCACGCTTATTATACACCGATTGCACGCCTGCGATAACATATTCATTAAAATTATCAGGCAAGCCGTCTGCGGTATAGGATGCCGACTCAGAAGGGTCACTAAGGTGTAATATCCTTACCCAGTCCATAGGCTTCCATTTGGGCGCTTCTTCGCCGTTATACCGTATCTTGATATTCTTTGCCCTGTCTGTGGTCTTATCAAGCACAAATAACTCTTGGTACCCGATTTCAGGCGCAAAGCGTTTTGACCAGCTGTTTGTCGATCTTTCATAAACTTGTATTTTATCATATGAGTTGTATTTTACTTCTTGCATAATTAATTCCTTGTTGTACTCTTAACACCGAATACACTAGATGTATAGTGTGTCGCTTGTGTGACCCTGCCGCTTCTTAGCAGTAAATTATCACGATTGTTAGCGGCTTCCGCTTTCGCTTCATTTTCTGCGATTCGCTTTTGTATCTCTCGAACCGCAAGATTTATAGCGGCGATTGCCAGTCCGACAGCAGCGCCGCCGACAGCGCCGCCTGTTATTGCGTTCTTGGCTAGATTGTAGCTAGGGGAGGCAAGCCCGCCCGTTGCTTGGTTGAGCGGAGATAATGCAAAATTCTCCACGCCACTTAACGCTCGTCTTCCGGCTCCTGCGGTATTGATACCGCCGCTGCCACCCAAGCTGTCTAAGACCATATTACTGTCAGGTGCGCTCGTCTGTATCCCGCCAGGACGAGAGAGGGCACCGTCTGCTGTGTTGTCGTGTATATAAAAATTATAATCAGGCATCATCTTCTCCTCCGTCATCAAGCAGATACACCGTATACTTGCCATATCCCGCCTTACCGGATGCTCCGTAATCAATGTTCAAGACCGCCCTAAATTCTTTCCTCAGAGTCCCTTTCTTATATAGCCGTACAAGTACCTTGCCCGTGTCCGCTCCCTCGAATATCTTGTTTTCTATAATTTGATAGGCTTGATTATCTGCATCGCACAGGTCATCAATTGTAAAGGATATGCTGTATCCCAATGCCGCCTCGGACTGTTTTGGTTTAATATCAGTTTGTCTGATAATAGTAGACGATTCGGTGTTGGATGAGATTATTAGATTTGTAGGGTTGCTTAAAGAGTGTTCTTCTTCATCAACCACAAAAGCGATACTGATGTCTTCGCCTGTGGTGAGGTTTTCATCCGCAACAGCTATCTGCCCTGTAACCTGATAGACTATCCTGTCATAGCATCCTGTCTTGTCCAGCGTGCTTGATAGCAAGGCAGGCTCTCCCATGGTGAAGTATGCCCTTAAGGCAGTATCTTCATCGTTGTATGTATAGGTAGATTCAATACTCGCTTTAAGAGCCGCCACATCGGCAAAGAATGTAAACTTAGGCGCTTGTATGGGCATTCCTGCAGAGCTTAGCTTCACGGTGTCAATAGGCACCCAGAAGGCAATAGTATAATTGCCCTGGAATATCTTATATGGCGTATTGTATTGCACAGGTTCGTTTACTGTAACGGTAGCAATTATCTTATCTATATTTTCTTCGAATGCTTGATGATTGATATCGTACCGCTCTCCATATGCTGTCTGCACAGGATTTGTATACCTTCGGTTAAAGCTTTCATTTTCGTGGACGATATAGCTATCGCCCAAAAGCTCTTGAACCCTATTCTTAATCATTTCAACTATGGTCATCGCTATCTCCTTGTAACTGGTATATAAGTCGATAATTCATTGGCGAATGTCTCCGCCCATCGGTCTATCCATTTGTAATGGATGTTATTGTATGTGCCAGTATATTCGGCTCCGGTATACGGGTTCCGGACTCGGTAGCTAATAACGGGCGCCTCATTGAGGATGGCTCCATAGCCAGCTCTTTGAGTTGCGTTGAATATCTTAAATCCCGCCTGGTTACCAAACCCAAATACATCGCCAATACTTCTAGTAAGATTACCAGTCCTGTACGGCGTGTAATAAAATATATGGTTATGCGCCAGCATAGCCAATTCGTTCAGCGTCATCATTACTTGCCGCCTCCCTCTAAAGTTATTATAAATTTTTCTAAGCTGGGCAGCCCCATGAGCGCAAGATTCTTATTGTGATATTCCTCCACGCCCCTGACGGTCATGATGCTATTGTCTATGAGCCTAATCTTATCGCCCTCGGCAAATGACAGGTCAATCCTGCTCGTTCTTATGATTGTTGACACGGCTACATAATCCGTTCCGGGAAGGCTTGCCAGTACGGCATTAAATCGCCTGCCTGTTAATATTTCATAACAAAAAGGTAATTCTATAAGCCCGTTTTCCGTAGCTTTTATCAGCTTGCCGGAAAAGACTTCGTCTTGGGTTGCATTGTGCAATGTTGGGTCAATCACTATCTATACCTCCTTTATCTCGTTGTAGGTGTGCGCTGATACAGCCCCAGCAGTTTAATTGTATCGACAAAGTCGGAGCAAAGGTTAAAGCGGCTATCAGAGCCTCTTATCATCGCCCCTCTGCCGCTGCCGAAGTCATATATCAGCTGTTTGCCCATTGCGAATAAAAAATAATACTTGCGCTCATCAGCGTAGGCTATAGGGCAGGTTATCCGGTTAAAATCATCATAAACATATTCGCCCACGAGAAGGTATTCTTCAATCGCCGAAGGTGGAAGCTTGAGGTAGTGATGCTCTCGGATGTAAGCGCAGGTGCTTATGTAATAATCTTTAAATTTAGCTTTTTGCATAGCCGCATCCAAAGGCATATTGTAGCCAAGTTCGTTTCTTAAGAAATCTTTTGACAGTAATGTTGCATGCTTAAACACTTTTGTACTCCTTTCAGCCTGTCGAGAATTGCACTCGACTATCGCTAGCAGGCTGATGTTAAAAGGTAGGGAATATTGCCCCTACCTTTTTTGTCCGTACTAAGCCGATATGCCGTTCCCGTTTGTGAGTTTGATGTTTCGCAAGACGCCTGCTGCCCTGGTAGCCTTAAGCGCCATTGCGCTGACCATCTCAACCTCGCCCTTTTTGACCGCACCTGCCGATTCGAAATTGGGAAGATAGGTTGTAATCATACTGGAACCGTCGGGGGTTATACCGTGTACGCCGTCCAGCCCAACCCTGCACGCATAGATACTGGTTGTACCGTCTGTGCTATCGATAGGGATGATTGGGTTGCTGGAGCCGGGCTTATCGCCCATAACTTGAATGGGGATGCCGGCATACTTTAAGACTCTCCGACCGAACGCATCGGTGTCCTCAGAAGTAAACTGTTTAGACCGAAATGCTATATTGTCAATGACCGCTTTCATTCTCTTATTTACCAACAGATTGCTAGGGTCTCCGTCCAATAGGGATAGCATAAAGTTCAGGTTGTCTAGAAAGACCTTGTAATTATCGTCAATTGCTTTGCTGTCCGAGAGGTCAATAGCCGTCTCAGTGCTGAATTCAGTACTGGAGTCGGCTAGCGCTTTGTCTAAGCCGTCAAAGGCTTTGTCATCGACATCAGTGTCTCCGTTGATAAAGGTGTCGCAGTACAGCGCCACCGCAGCTTGTATCTTTTGATTCAGCTGTAATTCAAGCTGATTGGTTACGCCCCGCACATCCCTTTGGATGACACGGTCAATCTCGAATGCTCCGCCGAACGGCTTCAGTTCGACAGTGTAGGGAGTGGTGACCGCTTCTTGAGGCACATACTCTGTGTTGATTTCACGAAACGCAGCGGAGCCGTAAGTAGTTACTCGGTTGTATACATACTTAAGCGTTGAGCCGCCGCCGATAGATACATTGTCATCAAAGACTAGGGTATCCATAAATTGTGATGATTTTCTAAACTCGTCAATTACTATTCTTGCGAGTTTGTCTTGCGTTAAATTACGTGCGTGTGCTAGTGTTACTGGCATTTTAAAGCCCTCCTTAATAATTAATTTTTAATTTGTTTTACTCTCTCAGCGATTAAGCTGCTGAGCGTTTCTTGCTCACCTGAGCCGTCACCCTTAAAGTCTCTAGGCGCTGGACCCCGTAGATTGGCATTCTTTAAAGCTTGAGTCAACTTCTCAATCCTTTCATTGAGTGGCTTTTCAACATTAGCTTTATAAGTTGCTAGGAATTCTACTGCCTTATCGACCTTATCCTCATCATCAGATGTTAAGATGTCAGCATACTCAGCAGGCAGCCCTTGAGTTAGCAAGCTCAGTTTCAGCTCTGCAGCTTCACGCTGCTTCTCTGCCGCTAGTCTTTTCTCTGACTCTATCTTAAGCTTTTCAGCATCAGGAGCCTTCTTGAGCTTCTCAGCTTTCTCGGCTTCCTCTAAGGCTGTGAGCTTCTTCTGATACTCTTTCTCATAACGAGCTGCCGCTTTGGCGTAAGCTTTGTCAATCAGACCGTCGATATGGTCTTGTTGCGCTTGCGAGAATATGACATCTTCGCCGGGTGCCGGGTCCTTGTCATTCTTAGGGTCGCCATCGCCTTTGGGGTCATTAGGGTTTGCATCGCTCTTATCTGTGATTATTCCTTCAAGATTGATGCCTTCAGGTGCGAATAAACGCTTCATGATGTGATAGTGTAGTAACATAATAAATACCTCCGTATTTCCCGTTTTAAGTCCGTCGACTTATTATTCCATTTAAAGCCCGTCGGCTGACCGCTTATAGTCCGTCGACTGTCCCTGATTGTTCTTTACCGCCTGCATTCAGTAAAAAAGGCATTTAAAAAGCACCTATTGCTAGGTGCTAAAAGTGCTGTTAAATTAGATGGTTATTCTATTGCGCCCTTTATCGTCGGTTTGGTATCGCCGCCAATCTGCTCTCTTTCATATTGACGGTAGAAGGGGACTCCTTCCTGCTTTGCAATCTTTCGCAGCACATGCTGTTGAGATTGCCATTCTTTAACTTTTGTTGAGGCAAACTGTCGCTCTCGTTCCGTCATAGCCGCCGCCTCTCTCAGCTTCCAATGTCTAATATTTCGCTCGTTGTGCCGTTGCTGCTGTTCTACTGCATATCTTTTCGCCGTCTCTTCACGGCTAGCCATTTCTTTTTTCTGCAGCTCGGTCCTGTCAAAGCCAGGAATAAATACGGTGCTGTCGTGCCGACAGTTAAAATGCCACAGTCCGTCAGCCACTGCCTCGGATGCCAAAGGGGTTTTGCCGTCAGGCTTGCCGTCAGACCATAGGTCGTCAATCAGGACTTTGAGCTGCCAGGGCACGCATAGGGGACAGCTTGAGGGGTGCGCTGATATCTGTATGTAGTGCATCCCGTACTGGGCAGATCGCTCGCCCTTCGCTTGCCTCAGGAGCTGCTGGCTGTTATTTCGCTCCGTGAACTCCATGAAGGCTGATAGCTCTTTGACCGTTGTGCCGCTGGCGACCTGAATGCCTTTGCTGATATAAACGCCCTGCACACGGTCAATCTCCTGATGTATATCCTTGCTTGTATCCACCTGAGCGGTTATGCCAAGCAACTGATTAAACCCTTCTGTCTTAGCTTGTGTGATAGCGCTTAATGCCGCTCCTAATGTCATTGACAGCATTGATTTTAAGACTGATTTCTGCGACTGCGTTTGAGGCTCTAAGCGCTGCTTAGTAGTACTCTTTATCACAGCATCCACGGAGCTGATACCCTTGTCGTATGTGTATTTCAAGTCCTCATTTATAGCTTTAGTCAGCTCCCTAAAGGCTTGGGCGGCAGCTTGATTGCTCGCATCGTTATACGCATTCAGCTGATTAAAGACGGCAGTCTTGAAATCGTTGCTCTTTACAGCATTCTCAAAAACTCTTTTGCGGTTGATAATTAACTGCTGCACATAATCAACCGCTATGCTTCCTACATCAAGCCCGGTCTGCAAGCCGGGGTCATCGAAGTTAAGACGAAGCTCTGACATCGCCCTCAGGCTCCTTTTGACCTTGACCTGCTAATAATGATGCCAGCCATTCAACGCTCTGATTGTTAGGGTCAGGTGCGTTCTTAGCCTTATCTTCAGCCTCTTTCTGTATTTGCTCCTTTTCTTCGTCGTAATCGATTTTGGGCACCATATTGATTATAGTCTTGTCAGAGAATTTGCCGGTTGCGACAAGCGCTGTTATTATCTGCGCTATCTCTAACAGGTTTTTTGACCAATTGCGATTTGTCTGGATACTGACCTCTGAAATATCGAAAGGGGCGTATTGAGCGCTGTCAATCTCAACAAGCGCCTGCATATACATTTTCACTCGTCTCTTATAGAGCTTCTCTATCTCTTCATCCTTATCCAGTATCATCTCCTTGAAGGGCAAGAGCTTGAGCTCGAGAGCAACTCCGGTTTGGTTGCCAGCAAACTGCTCATCCGACAGGTTAGGTATCATAGCAAGGTCGTATATCTTGCTATCAATGTCACCGCCAAAATCAGTGATGCTCACATAACTCTCATTCTTGCTTAGGATGTTGATATCATCATTGGCGCCGTCCATTGCGCCGGGCTCTGTCTTAATCTCTATTCTCTGATTATCTGCCAGCTTGTCCTGACTTTTATTCTTCTCTTCATCGGTTTTTCCTACAAGCTCAACATTTCTTGATTTAAGGTAATTCTTTGCAATCGCCTTAAAATCTTTCAGATTGTCATTGTGGATTGTTGTCCGGTCATAGATTAGGTCTACGACCTGCTCAAAGTCTCCCTGCTCTTCGGGATTATTATGATATTCGGTTAGTGGCACCCTGCCTAATTTATGCTCTTTTTTAGCCTCCAGCATAGTCTCTGACAATGCGAATTCACTTGATTCAAGGATGTTGTCATTGTATTCATACGTTTCATCGTAGACGGAGACAGCCAGCCATTTCTTACCCTCTTTGGTGTAGCGCTCAAAGCGTACGCCGTATAGGCTGTTATGCTCAACGCTGTTGTCAAAAACAACAAAGGCGTTTTCGGCTGACACGCATGACACTTTGGGGATAGGTGTCTCATCGGATGAAAAGTATACAAGCTCATAGCCTCTGCCGTAGATGCATCCTTGCTTAATAACTGACCTGTCCTGCGCTATTATCGTTTGCGACCGGAAGAAGGATTTTATCTTCTCAAAGCAATCTTTCTGTGCGCCTTCGAGGTTAGGTGCGGCGATTGACACGCCCTCTCCGACCGTTGCGGACGCTGATGTCACTGTTAGCTTTTTCGCAAACGGCAATTTGACTAACGGTTTAAAGCTATCGCTTTTGCGATTCCGGTAAAGCTCTCGCATATGTATCAGCCTGGCTTTATCTTTCTCCCATTCCTTAATCCAGCTTAGTAGATTTTTATATGTAAGTTTTGTGCCTTTTTCAACAGTAATCATGTAGTTCACCTCTTATGAAATAGTAGCCTTGCCGGGCTTTTTGCGTAATGTGTATGCCTCCAGCCTGTAGCGGGTTGCATCGATTGTATGGTTATTTTTATCCGGGTATCCGGGTTTAAAGCCGCCATTATTGTCAGGCTCTAGCTCATAGTTTTGATATTCCCTTGCCGTATTCGGGCAGCGCAGGGGGTCAATTATTATTTCTTCCAAATCTTCTTGGAACTTGATACCATATTCAACGCTGTCAGGACCTTTACGTGCAGGAGCTACTCGATGCCCAAACTCCCTAAACTCTGCAATACTTTTAGGCTCGGCGCTATCACAAGTAATGAGACAAGGATTAGGCAGTGCATGCACCTTGGAGCTTGCTATTCGATTGCTCATTCCGCTGCCGTATATCTCTGCGAAGATATAAAGCCTTCTACGGGTCGCATCAAAATGACTTTTAACATATGTGAACGGGTCCGCTGCATAGCCCCAGTCAACGCCTGCGCCAACTCTGTCGAATTGACTTATCTCTTCATCGCTTATAGGTCTGATAGTCAGATTTTTAAACACGGTCCCGCCGGTGCCTATTACTTCGCCTAGATACTCATGCCGATATATATCAGGGCTTGCCGTCTTTATATGCTCGGCTAGCTGGATAAAGTCAGGACCTAGCCACTCCCGTGGCACGGTCAAGTAGGTTGAGTGATGCGTATACCGGAACGCAACCGGCTTCGTTGCCTCAACATTTACCCAATTACTCCTCGCCCTTGGCGGGTTGTAAGTGTAGAAGGTGATTGTAGAGCCTTTGCCACGTTGTACTGATTGAAGAGCCTTTCTAATCTCGTCCATACCCCTGAACTCGTGCAGCTCTTCAAACCAGATATATTTGAAATATCCGAATCGGGTTTTTATCGATTTGGTTTTATCAGCCTTATCTAAGCCTCTAAATATAATCCTCTGACCCGTCGGTCTATAGGTTATTCTCATTGGACTCTCAGTTGCTTTCCAATATGCTGAGACGCCTAACTTGTCAATTGCCCAGAGAATTTGAGCATATACGCTGTCTTTTAACGTATCCTTAACCTGTCGAAAAAGGACCGCATTAGCTTCCGGGTCCTTCATCATGCCGAGCACTATCTCAATCGAGGGAAAGGTTGATTTTGTTGAGCCTCTGCCGCCTTTAAGCCAAAACTCTGAGTATTTTTGCTTTTTGACAAGATTATGTACATGAAAGAAACTCGGCGCTATAATCTTTTTTAAGCTTACATCCATTATTCATCACCGCAACCCTCATCATAGTCATCATCTGCTATGTCATCGATAATCTTTGGCGGTTCGCTGACTTGGATTTTATTAACCCAGATGCCGTATCGCTTACCTAGCAGGTCGCCGGCGTTTATTCTGTCTCTTGCTCCAACTTTTTTCTTGACAATGCTAGATTTCGAACATCCCTCACCGCAACCTAGCGTTATAACGACTTCTTCATCAGCTTCGCCACGCAGAATGCCTGTTAAAACCTGCAGCACTTCATCGGCTTTTGCAATCTTTGCATCTTCTATTTTCTTAAGCTCAGAGTCTATATATGTGCGTATTCCTACATTCTCCAAGAGTTTATATGATTGGCTTAATGCATAATTATGGCTATAGCCAGCTCGAACAGCAGCCTGATAAGCGTTTGCATCAAGCAGGTATTCTACGGCAAAACGCTTTTGCCTTTCATTTAACCTATATTTATCTAACATATCTCAATGCTCCTATTTCTTTAGCTATTTCCTTTACAAGAAAAGCACACCGCTGACAAGTACGATGTGCTTATGTAAATGGAGGATGCTTTATGAAATTAATCAAACTACATCTTCTATACTATATCACAGAATAAAAGTGGATTTTAATGGACTAGCATGGACTCTTTTGAAATTTTAACCGCACATAAGGCTCTTGGATGAAGATTTTTTAAAACATGATTAACAGTATATCCCAGTTCATCTGCAACATCTTCCCACCGTTTGAATAACAGATACCGCTGTTCCAACAGCACTCTTAATATTATACTATCCACAGAAGCAATGAGAGAAGCTATATGTATCTTAGCCTCAATAAGCTTTACGATCTCCTTTTGTAGCTTAATTTCTGTGTCAATTATTTTAGCCACATAATACTCAATCTTAGTTGTGGCTTGTCCTTTTTCTCCGGATAATCGTCTAAAACCTACAGAACTGCAGCTCTCTGCAAGAAGGCGCCACATCTCAATCAGCTCCTTTTTACTGCGGATATCTTGGTCTATGTAATAGGCTTTCTTTAATGTAGTCTTAATCTTTTCTTTATCGTCTTTCATCTTTATCACCCTTTATTTCCTATTATCATAATTCTCTTACACGCGTGCGTGCGTGTGTGTGCGATAATAGTATTAATATATATCTTATTCTCTTAGTTTTCTAAAGGTACTATTATATACTTTATTAATATAATAAGTGCGACATCAGAAGCCAATCCTTGTAGCCGTGCCTTTTTCATATTCTTCTTCGCATTTGGTGTCGTTGTAGTCCCGCACGTGTTCTTTCTTTTCAAGCTCAACCAATATAGGGGGGTGCGAACCTTGCCTATAAACAATAATTTTAGTCTCGCCGTCAAGAGTTTTTTCTAAGTCATCGACACAAACACTGCCGTCTTCTACATATAAAAATCTTTTAATCATTTTTTTTTGCTCCTTTTTAAGTTCTTTTTGGGCTTTCTTGATTCATTTCACACCTCCAATTCAATACCGTCAATATTGCCGTTCAATTTGTTTAAGCAATGAGTGATAAGAGTATTTAACTCTCTGTTGCCTATGCTTTTGTCTCCAAAGGTATTTGTATGAATATAGTCAAGCACCCTACTAACCGACTTAATACGGTAATCTAAAATACTATCTTCTATTGAGGATTTTAATGACCTTACCTTTGCTCTGTCCGTTTCTATTTGTGCAAGCATTTCGACAAGATACTCTCTTGTAGTCTTGTTGTCAATATTGTTGTTCATTTTTATTCCTCCTTATTAATGTTTTGAGTTTATTTGTCATACGGCCTCTCTATATATTGCCATGATTGGGGAGGGTGGTATAACGGTATTTGATATAACCCTAATTCGTCTAAATAACTATTGATAGGATAAAATTCGCTCAATTCTTTTGGTTTATCAAATATGGTTAAGTTATCTATTTTCCACCCATAAAGCGGCTTGCCCTTTGCATATTTAACTATGTCTATCTTGTATAGCCCTGTAAGCGGCACATAGCTATAATCACTTTTAATCGTGCTATAATCAATGTCTACAACCTCATTAAGTGTGAATTTAGCAAATACTTTGCCATTACTACACGGTCTGTTGTAAGGTGGATAAGCATGACCGCCATTATATATGTAATAACCTGTCTTGCCGGACGGTAGAGTTTTATAAATCTGCTTTCCGTTTTCGTCAAACTTTCCTGTTTGTCTATATGTTTTTTTATGTGGTTTACAACAATAAATATAAACATCAATAGGTAGCTTCACTTTGGGCTTTGTTTTACGCACATCAAGTTTTTTAACTCCGCCAAATGCGTCATCTCTGTAATGGCTATGTTCTGCTATCATCTCGCACCAGTTTGGCTGTATTGATATTAAGATTGCTTTCATACTTCCTCCATTATCGGCAAGTCGGCAATTTGCGACTGCCCTTGTTAAACGCTTTCTCAATTACTCTCTCTGCTACCCTTTTAGCCATTATTGGCGGTACTGACATTCCTACAACATACCCAACCTTGCTATCTTGTATGAAGTCATAATCTTGTGGAAATGTTGAAGCATTAACAAAGTCCTCTTTAGAAAACCTGGTCTTATCGTTCCCCCTGTATGTCCCGTGATTATGTATTGTAGGACATATATTGTCATCCCAAACAATAACCTCATTAAATCGGCTGTATCTATTTTCGAGCCTTACCAAAACATCCGCTAAGCACTTATCTTTTGGTTCTGCATGGTTTAGTATGTTTGTAGTGTTTTCTGTTGCTGTCTTACCTACCCCTGCTTTAATTTCCTTAAACAGCACCGGCTCATAATTAAAGTCCATTTTTATAGTGTCAATGTCTACTTGCAGATCATTTCTAATTGCTACAAAAAACACTCTATGCCTTGTTTGTGGTACTCCCATTTCTTCGCCTTTAACAAGATAATGCCTTGCTGTATATCCTGCCTTATTAAATCTTGTATGTATTTGTCTAACATATTCATAAGCACTACCAGCGAGCAAGCCTTTGACATTCTCCGCAATAACAACTTTTGGCTTTAGTTTTTCAACCGTATCAAGGAATACAAAAAACAAGTCATCTAATGTCTGTAACTTCTGCCCCTCTCTAAACTTTTTCTCTTTGCCCCAGTCCTTTTCCCTTGAACCTGCCATTGAAAAGCTAGAGCAGGGTGGCGAGCCGTCTAAAATATCAAGGTTAAAAAGTTCTTGCGGTAATTGGTCATTTGGTATCTTGTTAAACTCTCTAATGTCCATTAAAAAGTTATATTTGGGGTGGTGATTCGCAATATAAATATCGTTCATCCGCTTGTCGATTTCTACACACCCTAAAACTTCACACCCGGCAAGTTTATAACCCATTTTACCACCCCCCCCCGCAAGCAAAGCAGGAAAACACCTTTAAGCCATTTTTCGGCACCTTGGCAAGGTCGGATAATTTCCAATCCCACTCCCGGGACTCTTTGGGTTTATATTGTTCGTATCCCGGTAGGTCAAATAAAGAATATTGTTCCATTGTTACCCCCTGACCATTTCGGCGCGGAGGCTTTCTTTTATGTAATATTGCCGTCCGTGTTTTTTACAAAGCCGTTCACATTCGCGCCCAAATTCACCCCAATTTATGTTAGGATAATAGGGGCTATCTACCGCCATATAATTTAGCTTGCCAATTTTGTATTCGTCAATATAGTCAATATTTTTGATTATTTGATATATTGTTTCCGGCTCAAAAACGGGTTCGCAAGACACAAAGGTTTGGCAGCCTATATTTTCTTTTATGAGGCGTAGTTGGGCAAGCCTAAACCCCGTGGGGTAGGCTTTTGGCTCTATTTGGCGGGATAATTCGTTGCTACAAGATACTGTTATCCCAATAATATCTTTTTCGCAAAACAAATCAAACCTTGATATATAGCCCTTTGTTAGAACTTGCACATAATTTCCACTATCGTGTATAAGCTTTATAATTTTTTCCGTTATGCTGCAATCCTGCCCCAAAGGGAACGGGTCACAGGTAAAGCATAAATGAATATGCTTGTCTTTAATGTCACCCTTAGCAAGCCTTTTGGCGGTTTCCTCGGTTATATTCGGGCGCGGATTGTAGTTGTTATGAAAGGTGTTTTTGTCTTTGTGTATACATAGCGGGGCAAAGCAATATATGCACCCGTGGGGGCAACCCTCATAGATATTAAGGGCATAGTTCCCATATTCTTTGGCTCTGCCTTTTGGTATATAAATTGTATTCATTTTTTTGTCGTCCTCCTTTATCTCAAAATGAATGATTGTTGCCCGTGGGCATCCACTTTGTTCAGGCGGTCGCAAGCCACCTTATGCCACTTAGGATTATTCTCACAACATATAAATTGTCTATCTAATTCCTTACAAGCAACTGCTGTAGTTCCACTACCTACAAAACAATCTAATACTGTGTCTTTAGGCTTAGTACTGTTCTCTATCAGCGTTTTAACAATGTTTAATGGCTTTATAGTGCAATGCTTGTAAAGAGTTTTGTCTGTTAAGTTTATTGGTTGAAAATATACTGTTGTTGCTTTTTCATAGTTTTTAGGGCTACAATACCCGCCTTTTCTAAAATATAAACAATATTCTTTATCGGTAAGATATTTATTATTATATAAAGGCATGGCGTTGGTTTTCTTCCAGACAATAATATCAAAACTGCATTTATTCTGCTTTACAAAAAAGTCTAAGTATAAAGGGATCTGTTTATGGTTGCACCATATATATATATTAGGTTTTTTCATAACTCTAATAAAATCATAAAGTATTTCAGTGTCTATGCTTTCGACTAGCTCGTTGCTTTTTAATTCATCGTTCATCCCTTGTATAGACTTCGCAAGCTGACTTTTCCCACCAGCTTTTGTATTGTCTATTTGATAAGGGGGATCGGTATGTATAAGGTCAACGCTATTATCGGGTAATTGCTTTATAAACTCATAAGCATCAGCTAAATGTATTTTATCAATCATCTCAAATCCTCCATATCATCAAACAGCTCATTCATCTCACTTTCGCTGTATTCTCTGCTCTTAGGCTGAACTCCTTTCTGAGAATTGCTTACGCCATTCGCCTTAGGCTTGTCCTGCTCCTGCGATTGTCTGAGCGGGAAAACATCCTGCCAACAGTTTCGAATAGACTGATTTAAGATTGCAAGAGTTAAGGTCTCGTCATCTTTAGTTAAATTTTTAAGCTCTTTAACAATAAGCTCCTTTGCTTTATCGGTTAAAGGCTTTCTGATTTTCTTTCGCATCTCTTCAAAGTCCTTGAAAGCCTGAATTATATTTTCATTGTCTCCAGCATACTTTTCAAAAGCATCAACAAGGCGCTCGCCGCCACTTTCTTTTGGAGTATCTTTAGATACTCTTTTCTTTATATTATTATTTATATTTCTCTTTATATTTGTATCGTTTTGTATTACTTTTGTATTACAAATTTTATCTTTTGTAATACATTTGTATTCGCTTTGTAATACATTTGTATCACTATCTTTTTCCCATCTTTCTTGTATTGCCGCTCGCCGCTTGTCCGATATATCCTGCCTTTTCTTCAAGTTGCTCGCTACACGCTCAGAGAAGTAATAGGTCTTGTTAGCTTTGATAAGACCGCTTTCATTCAAGATAGCCTTGGCAACCTTTTCCGAAACGGAAATTGACAAGAAAAAAGAATTTATTTCGTTGCGTTTTACTTTTCCACCCTGTTGATGTAAAAATTCAATCAATGCCCAGTAAGCTCCATAACCTTCCATTCCACATTTTACAATTAAATTAATTATTTTAGGGTCTTGTCTCGCATAATAATCATGCGAGAAATATTCTTTCTTAGCCATTTATCTGCTCCTATCTAATCCTATCTAACTTATATCCAATAGACTGAACTAATGTGATGATCTTTTTCTTTTTGCGTAAACATGTTCTATATGAAATATTAAAAAAACCACTTAACTCGCTTAAGCTAACACAATCTCTTTTATAATATATACAAGACATTACCTTCACTCCTTTTTCTGTTTTTAATTTTTTAAGTCCCTTAACGCCTTCTTCTAATCGCTTATTACATTTACATGCCAATGCGCATGTCCAACAAGCCGTTGAATCTGAGCTTGGTGGATTTAATTTGTTAATATATTCTTTTAAAGTATCAATTTTATTCATCACTAATGGGTCCTCCCTTACCTGTGTTTTAAATATTCTGTTATAGTCTTAATAGCATCATCTATCGAATAACATACAACTGTCTTATATCCATTAGTTGATAGTTTTTCAAGCCATTCCAATTGTTTATCTGTAGGCTTATTTTTGCCCCATTTAAGCTCGATATAAAGCCCATGAAAGCCGCCTCTAGCCAGGGGGAGGCAGACATCAGGCACGCCTGCTTTAAGACCCTGCCGCTTAAGGTTACAAGCCTCTATGTAATTACGACTGCCGCCGTTCGGGACCGCATACATACAATCCAGCTCCTTCTGATACGCCGCCCATTCGAATAATGCTATCTGCATCATTGCCTCATTACCTAACATATATATACCTCCGCTCCTGTCTCCTGCTGTATAATGCGCTTAAAGTAATCGGCATCGCTATTATTGTTGCTCAAATGCATCAGATATACTTGTTGAATCGCACTTGTATCATTAGCCTTAAAAAACTCTACAAGATGCTCTATACTCATATGCGATCGTCTTACTCGAAGAGCTAGCTCGGCTGGTACACGCCCGGCATCGATATTTTTACTCAATAATTTTTCCGAATAATTACACTCGATTAGTAAATGAGTCAATCCTTTGAATTTATATTTAACGTAAAATGTATCAGTCATATACAGAATCTTCTCATTAGTCTTGACGGATTGAATTAAAAATCCTAATGGCTCAGGCGCATCGTGCTGCACATCAAAGGGCATAATGTCGAATGTACCTATCTGGAACTGCCCTAATGCCTCAATCGCATTTATTCGCCGCAATTTAAGCCCTAAGGCATCTATAGTGCCTTGACTAGTATAGACATCAATACCATTGCGTGTGAGGTCTTTTATAGCTAAAGAGTGGTCTTTGTGGCAATGACTGATTAAGCAGGCGGTAATATCGCTTGTTTGGAAATTGCATTTAACTGCAATCTCTTTAAACGGGATGCCTGCATCAATCAGGATGCTAGTATAACCATCAGATATTCTGTAGCAATTACCTTTGCTACTGCTCGCAAAAACATCTATTTTCATTAGAAATTAGGTCCATCTTCTTCGGTTTCTCCAGCTAGCTCTTTGAGTTGCTCCTCCGGAGAAGGTAGCTCTTTCGCCTGCTGATTGATGTCAATTATCTTCTTATTGTCATCAATAACATCAAGGTCAATTTTATTAGCATTCTCGTCAATTTCGTCCTCAATCGTAGCCTCATTAAAACGCCTATCTCTTTCTATCATCGCCTGATATGACTCATCAATCTTCTTTGGGTCACGGGCAATATACTTGTCAGAGTATATATGACGTACTAATGTCTTATAGCACATCTCTTCATACCAACCATCAAGTTGAGTCTCAACCTGTTTACCATTTTCCCATTGCTTTTTGGTCCCGCCCCAAAACTCTGCAGAGGCATAAGCAGGCTTACGCTTCTCGATATCTTTAATCGTCATAATGATTAGCCTATTTTTACTCTTATCCTCGTACTCCAAATAGCCAAAGCCGCCTATAACCTTGCCCCTATCAAAAGCATCTTTAATGTTAAACGTATAAGTCTCAAATGCATTATCTTTGCTCTTTTTCAGGGGAGTAAATTCATCATTTGAATATACAAGCTCGATGGTAACTGATAAAGGCTTGTCCAATGCATAGCTCAATGCAATGTATTTAATGCCCTCATAGCCCTTAATGAACCCTACGTCATACTTTTGCATTTTATTGTTCTTATACGGAATCGGGGACACATGATTGGGTTGCATCATATCTAGACCCATTCGGGCATGATGCACAACATCTAATGCCAGGTCATCCATATTAACATTGTGCCAAGTGTATGCTAGGTCATTATTATACTTAGCATCACGGTTATTAGCATTCTTGCGCAGGCGCTCCTCTTCCGCTTTTTTAAGCGCCCTGTCGATACCGATAAAGTATCCTTGCGCTAGGTACCGCTGATAATCACTCATCTTAAGGTTATCATCGACATTTGTCGAAAACTCTTGGATAACCTTATTTAAAAAGCGTTCACTGTGTTTAATTTCTTTTGTTGTAGTTAAATCTTTACTCATTACTAATTACCTCCATTCTTAATTTTTTATCATTTTCCGATACAACAAGCCTTATAACCTGTGTATCAATTTCCAATAGCTTTGTAACGCTCTCGGCGTTATCTACAAATACAGGCAGATGGATATCATAGTGCTTATTAAGCACGTCAATAATCTCTAGCCCTGCATTGATTTTAGCGGCGTTGTTGGCATCTGTAGAATATGGCACCAACTTGCCGTCCTTGGTCGGAACCAGGACCTCACAGGCGTCCTGCAGCCCGCCATTAACCTGTTCTTTGAATAGCTGAAAGCGCACTCTTTTAAACTTTGAATTAATCTTGTTATCAAGCAGCTTGACCTTTTCACGCTTGAACACCTCGCATAGATGTATTCCTTTTTCTATATGTGACAGCTTTCTTGTTAAACTCTTCTCATCAGCTTCTAGGTCTTTTATCCGTTGCTTAAATTCTTTGGCTTTTTTTATGTTTAACTTTTGGTCTTGCAAGGCACTAATATCAGCATCGATCGCCTTTACAGCTTCATCAAAGGCAGAGGCTCCCTGTAATAGCTCGGCTTCAAGTTCTGTCGCTTTAGACTCTAATTCGCCTATCTTCTCCTTAAATATCCCATATTCGTCTGTCTCTTCCCATTTAGCCTCTGTCTTTTCTGATGCAACCTCTTTAATAACTTGATTTATTTGCTCTATAGATTGCATCATGTCATCTATAGAATTCTGTAACTCTGTCGCTTTAGACTCTAATTCGCCTATCTTCTCCTTGCTAAACTCTTTGCCCTTGTTGTTAATCTCTTCAAGCATTCGACTGCGCCTGACGTTAAATTCAGCCTTTAATTGCTCAATTTTATCCGCCTCTAATTCTCTTTTACATGTTGGGCACACCTCTTGTGAATTATCCCATTTTGCCGCTTGCGCTTCAGCATACTCTTCTAGTAGCCACTCTCTATTACGTTTTTTGTTTTCACAATCATTCTTAGTCTTGTTAAGTTCGTTTCTGTAAACGAATAGTTTCTCTTCTAGTTCTGCTCTTTTTCCCTTTAATTCTTGGATTTTATCATCTATATCTTGATTGTGAGATGTACTATTACCTCTGTAATACTTTTTAGATGCTTCGAGCTCTTCGCTCATCAATGCTATAAGTTTTCTCTTGCATATATTTAATTCGGGATTACCGTTTATCTCCCCATTTTTAAGGTTAAGCTTAGACTGTTTTTTAAACTCAAGCTCCTTAAGCTCT